AAAACAACCCCCCTTGTGCCAGTTTTCAATACGGATTTCCGATCAATCAGTTAAGCAAAATTAATGCACCTTTGATGTTCATTGCTCCTACTGCTGTTAGGTTAGCAATACCACCAGCGGTGAGATTGTAGTTGAGACCTGCCTTTACACTCATGAAATCAGCAGAATCATACGTCTGACCACCAATAGCAGTCTTAACTGAGTATGTTGAGTCTCTTGCCTTGATCAATGGGATATTCATAGGTGATCCAGCAACAACATGCTGCTCAACACCACCAATCCACTGCTTATAATCACCAGCAATTGTCCAGTTAATATGCCCAGGTGAAATGATATTAGCAGATGCTCTAGGGTCAAACGATACTTTTGTATCTTCACTAACACCAAACGTTAATTTCTGACCAACAATAATTTCTTTATCCTGACTTGCTACTTTCTCAACGCTACCAGCATTCATGATAATAGCACCACCACCTGCTGTGCCTGCTTGGATATTGACTTGTGTCTTACCAATTAGCAACAGTTCTTCTGATGCCTCAATGACGATCTTCTGTGCTCTAATGTAACGTGTACCACCAGTGGTTTTCTCTACATAATCACCATAGCAGTGTAAGTTTAGTGCTTGTTCTTCTTCATCATCCCCAGCATTAAACTCCAGATTAGACCTGTGTTCATGCTTTGCTTGATATCCCCAACTACGAATACATAGTTTTCCACTACCAGGACCACGTTCTTTGTTTCTCTGTCCAGTAATGATCTTGATTTGTCCTAGATTATTCTGAACGATAGCAGAGTCTGATGGACCATCAATACGCAATGCTGCTGACTCACCGTCAGGCAATAGTCTCTCGTAGATTTCAGATCTAGTTAGAGTCCCTTTGTACCATGTTCTAAACCTAGGATTATCCGACAACTCCTGAGTCTCATCAGGAGTCGTAGGTTTTGCAATAGTAGTCGGGTATGTATTAGCGGGTTGTTGTGTCATTATGGGCAATCAACATAGCGACCAGTTCCAATCTTAGTAGAACCGACCTTAACAAGTGCATCTGTATCTAGACATGCTAGAGATGGCAACAGTTTAGCACCATAACCGCCGCCGCCAATGACTAGAATCTCTGGGTACTTTTCGTATGTTGTGATTCTATCAAGAACTCTTGCACCAATCAAAAGACCATCATCATTAATAATTGCTTCTGCTACATCAGTTCTTCCATCAACGTAGATAGTTGGTGGTTCTGTATAAGCAAGTCCTGGTCTTATAACCGTAAATGCATCGATGATGCAACGCTTGTCATTATCTGATGCTAGATTCTTTTTATAACCAAATCCAGAGGACTTAATACGAATCTCTGTCAAGAATCCATCTCTATCTAATAGAGCAGTTGCAGTTGCACCAATACCATTTCCAGTGATGAATACGTATGGTGGTTCTGCCCATGGTGAACCAGGATTACTTACAGGAATATCAATGATTCCTCCATTCTCATCAGTAATTACATCATTGACATCAACTGTTGGAGGTACAAATACATTCGTGTCGGTCTTTGGACCCTCACCATCGCTTCCATCAAAGTCATCTTCTGCTGCTACGATAACAACATCAGCAAATGCACCAGTTCCATTGATAGTCAATCTAAGAATTTCAGCGTCTTCTACAACACCATCATCTTCAATACCAACAGTGATCTTTGATGCATTGTCATTGACGACAATATTTCCATTTAAATTTCCACCAATAATATCATCAGATGTTATACCATTACCAGAAAGAGTGTAGTATAAAATCTCACCGTTAGAATAGTTTTGAGTTGTTACAGTATAAACAATGAACTCACCCTCAGGACATGTAGTTCTGTCTGGAACAACATCAACAGTTCGTGTGATTACTGTTCCTGTAGTATCATCTCTACCGTCACCATCTTCATCAGTAAATGGACCATCATTTGTATCTGGTCCAGTAGTATCTCCATCACCATCATCATCTGTAGGACCAGTAAGATCGTCAGGGAATAGAACATCATTATCATAGAAAGGATTTCTTGCCTTACCACCATATGGATTGTAATCCTCTGTCAAAACTTTTTCAGTGATTGTACATGTTGCGAGGTTTCTAATGAACCTCGTCTGAACAATACTTCCTTTTAGAGGTGTGTTCTTTCTAAGAAGAATTTTAAAATCTTCGTCTTTCTCTCTTTCAGTATCTGTTAGTGTTCTAACTTGAATAGTTTTCTCGGTCTCTCCTGGGGAGAATCCTAAAATTCCTGATTCTGGTATATAATCTACCTCTGGAGTAGCACTTCCTGAAGTAGATAAAGTCTTGTAAGTAACTGAAGATGCCACTTCAGTATATCCAGATCTCTTTACAACAAAATTAGCAGTTTCACCCTCTTCAACAGATAGGTCAGCAATTGTATATGTAATTCTCTTAGTTTGCTTTACTCCATCGTTGTCTGGATCTTGATCATTGGGGTCAGGAAGATCTCCACTTCCTGCAGATGGTACACCTCCAGTAAATCCAACAGTGGTAAACTCTAGACTGTTGCCTTTATATGCATCATCACAAACATACTGAGTGTAATCAGCACCAGTTGCTGGGAATAGATTATCAATGTCTTCTAGTAGTCGATCAAGGAAATCATCTTCTTCCTTAAGTTCTTCGCCTCCGTTGGTACAAACTGCTTTCTTTTTACTGCAAGATCTGTCTGGACCAGAACAAGAAATACCAAGAAGATTTAAGACTTGATTGATAGCGCCACCAAGAATATTAAGTGGACCAGCGATTGCTCCCAAGATATCACTAATAGGTCCAAGAATCTGACTCAATAGATCATTCATTAATGAATTGATCTTAGACATAATGCCATTGACTAGAGCATCTACCTGACAAGCAACAGACTTATAAATCTGTTGAACATAACTCATGAGGAGATCTGTTAAGAACTTAGATAAACGATCTCCAAGGTCTGCCATTGAACAACCAAGATTCTTCAACAAATTATTGAAGAACTCTGTAACTGGTGTAAGTGAGTTGCCGTCTTCAGATGGTCTAAGTAATGCTTTAATTAGATCGTCTACTGCTGCCTTGAGTTTTTCAATTACAAATCCTTTGACTCTAGCGACAAATTCTTGTACCACCTTCATCGCTTTGTTAACATAACCTCTCGCCAGGTTAACGCCGTCCATTAGACCGCCAGTTGCTTCATTGACAAGATATGTGCCAACGTTGCCACCATTATTTTGAACTGCTGCTAGGAACTCTCCCATGATGCCAGTCAACTGCGATGACATATCTTCTTCATCGCATTTCTCTGCCTTAGATTGACACCAATCCTCTGCAGTTGCAGTCTTATTCTTTAATGGTTCTACTTTCTTTGCTGGAGTGGTAACTCTAGCGTTGCCATCTCCATCTGTTGTGCCGTCAGATAATCCACCAGTTGCAGTATTTTTATCTGTTCCTTTTTGTAATGGCGGACCATCCGCTTGTGCGTTGATCTGTGGAATTGCAGTGGTAAATGGTGGTGTTTCAGGTGTTCTTTCAGTGAATACTTTTGTAGCACCTGGGGTCTGACCAATAGAACCCATAATGATGGGTTTCTGTTTTTCGGTATCCATATAGAAACCGATGACCCAACATCCAATCTCTAATTGTGGATGCGCTCCACCACCATTACCAGGAATGAATGGAACATTTACAGGCATCATCACAGTTGCCCATGGCAAATCAGAAGTGCTAACCAGTTCAGGATCACCAGGATGATCCCCAACGATTCTCACTTTGAATCTATAACCGCCTTTGTTGTTTTCTTCATCAGTAGCGGTTCCTTCAATTTGACCTACCCACCACTGGAAACCATCGTTACCAATGCGATGAGTAGGTAGCAACTGTGATACTAACTGATCCATACTAATTAATTGTCATGAATTTTACACTCAGGTGCGCCTGGTTCTTGATCACAGTAGAGTTCTAGTGGTGTGGGATCGTGATGATCTCCTGCCGCAATCTCTTCTTTATGATGCTCTACCCATTCTTCTAGATCATGCAGTTCACCTTCAATATGACGACGTTGCTGTGGAGAAGTCATAGGATTCTGCAAAATTTCCTTATCCTTCTCAATGTGTTGCTCGACGTTATCCATAGGTAATTACCTCCTTTGATTATTTAGTGCCGTGGTTAGATTCTACATCACCATAAGAATCTCGCATTAATCTTAAGGTTGTCGTAAACCTTCCGTTTGTAGACTCTGTGCTGCTGTAGGTATGCGTTACTTCCTGAATTAGATAAGTTCCACTACTCTCTGGATCAAATGTCTCATCTTGTACTCTTGCTGCTGGTGCTTTGTTGATCAGTTTAATATTGATTTTATCTCCTGCACAAATTTCAGAGTTTCCAGGAATAACAATTGTCCCTATTTGAGTTTTTAATAACTCATATCTCATCAATGATTGTGCTGCAAAGTGTTTATGAAAATCACAATATTCACTGGGTTCTTCTGCTCCATCTTCCTCCTCAAAAGATGCAATTCCTGGTTCATTATACCATGATTCATGATCTAATAAAGTAGATACAATTCGTGTGGGATAATCAGAAATGGTCTTATCACCAAAATTTATTAATGATGGCGTGTTTTGTGGTCCAAGATGCTGCATATCTTCATATGCATCCTGAAGACTATAATCATATTCAGAGTATTGACCTGTAGAGTGATTGAAGAATACAATAAGACTCGAATACTTACCTTTTCTCATTGATGTCATTACATCAACCTCTGCAGCAAATGTAGCTTGTGAAATTGTAAATCGATCATCTGCTCCATCACTTTGATTTGCTGGTTTTTCTACATAAGGACCCCATGTATTTTCTTCATTGTCTGTCAGCAAATCATCTACAGCAAAGAAATTATATCCTCTTTTATTCTCCCAGAAAAAATAACCAGCGGATCCTGATACTTTATCTCTACCAGAATCTGATTTTGACTTAGAACCAGCAGATCCACCACTCCCAGTCTTTACACTCTTCACACATAAAGACGAGATAACATCAAATGGTCTTCTATTGGTAGGTAACATCTTCACCGCAAATTGTGTTGGCGATGTCATACCATTTAAGTTGACAACAAAATCTTTTTCTGTCTTAAGATTTTCTACTAAAATTTTAGCAATAATTTCTTCTGGTTTGCCTTCCAATCTTTTTACAAGGCGGACACACTCATTATTAAGTGCTTCTACGGAAATAAGTCCTAATGTATATGCTTGTATTTGATTCTTTGCAAATCTATTACCAACTTTCCAGACTTGCATTACATATTCTTGTGGTTGATCTGACGATGAAGTTTGTACAACCACTTTAACAGTTTCTCCACCTTGAATCGGAAGATCTGATAGCAATCCAGCACTATCAGCTACTGTCATTGTAGCTGCAATGAATGGACTCGTGATACTCTCAACATATGAGAATGTGTCCACCATTTGTTTAATTTCATAACCCTCAGTTTCACCAAGTGCTGCAATAGCAACACTCTTTAACTCAAAGTCTGTTATGTTTTGAAATTCGTTTGCCATTATGCTAGTGATCTAATTCTTAGGTCTTGGAATACAGCAGTACCAGAATCTTGCATACCAATACCAGCAGTTACTCCGTTGGGATTTACTCCATTTTGCTGCTGCCCTCCTGTATAGTAGTTATTAATGATTGTTGGTGCTGCAGCAGGAGCAGTAGCAGCAGATGCTACCTGCGCTGATGTCGCCATGAGAGGTGTTCCAGTAGTTGGATTTGATGCTTGTGGTTCAAAGTTTTGAGCAGATACGCCACTAGGACGCGCCCAACCCATGCCATCAAATTCTCTTACTTCACCATTTTTAATAACCATATCCCCTGCCTTATACTTTTTGCTGGGATCATATTGTGGAATCTTTCCTGCTCCTGCTTGAATACGCTCAAAGTTAGAAACAGAGTCTTGCCATGACATATGTGCTTTGTTTCCAGAAGAATACTGATCCATATATGTAGAATCAGCAGTTCCGCCCAATCTATTTGCTGCTTTCTGACCTTGTGGCAATCCTCTCCAAGTAGGAGCAAGTTTAGCAGCAAACTTAGCAGCAGACATATTTCCAGATAAGAAATCATCTAATCCATGCTGCTCTTGCATCATCTTGATTGTTATATCATCCTGAACTTCTGGGGTGAAGAGTGTATTTGCATCATATCCAAAGCGTGCTGCTCTTTCCAAGATAAACTCAGGCATATGCTGATATCTACCAATAGCACCCTGAGCATTCTTTGCTAACCACCCAATAGTCTTCTC